TACCGGCCCGGCTGAACTGTCCATCATGGGCGACATCGGCGAAAGCTGGTTCGGCGAGGAATCCATCACCGCCAAGTCCATCACCGCCGAACTCAAGCCGCTGAGCGGTCGGCCCCTAACCGTGCGCTTGAACAGCTACGGCGGGTCGGTGGCCGATGGCCTGGCTATCTATAACGCACTGCGTCGGCATGCGCAATCCGCCCCGGTCACCACGACGGTAGAGGGCGTGGCCATGTCCATCGCCTCCCTGATCGCCATGGCGGGTGACCGGCGCGAAATGGCGGAAAACGCCTTGCTGATGATGCATGCCCCGTGGGGCCAGACCTCTGGCAATGCCAAGAATATGCGGGACATGGCGGCCGTGCTCGACAAATACGCCGAAGCCATGACCTCAGCCTACACCCGTTCCGCGCTGACGTTTGAAGAAGTCAAGGCGCTGCTGACGGATGGGGAGGACCACTTCTATTCCGCCGCCGAAGCCGAAGCCCATGGCTTCATCACCCACATCACCGGCGAAAGCGCCGCGCCGATTGCGGCCGCGTATCGCCGCAACCGTTTTACCCAGGCCGCCCATAAGTCCGCGCCTGCCAATCCCCAACAGGAGCCACCTATGAACATCAAAGAGAAACCAGACGCGGCCGGAACCCCCACGGCTGAACCGACCAACGTCACCCAGATCGCCGAAGCCGCCGCGAAGAAAGAGCGCGAGCGCATCGCGGCCCGTGCGGTCGAGATTCGCGCGCGGTTCAAGCCGTTTCTGGAACAGCCCGCCGTTTCTGCGCTGATGGATCAATGCCTGGATGATGTCGGCCTACCGATGGAAGATGTCTCGGCCAAGCTGTTGGCTGAACTGGGCAAGGATAAAAGCTCTATCCAGGGCAATCCCACGCCCGGCGTGGACGCGGCCGACAAGTTCAAGGCCGGCGTATCCGCCGTGCTGGCTGCAAGGCTGGGTCTGGAACAGGAAGACCGTAGCAATGAATTCCGCGGCAAATCCCTGACCGACCTCGCCGCGCTGTCGCTGGAAGTCAAGGGCGTTAGCACCAAGGGCATGACCCGCTCAGAAATCGCCGGCCGCGTGCTGGCGTCGCATTCCCGTTCGGATTTCCCACTCCTGCTGGCCGATGTGGCCAACAAGCAGCTTGTCGCCGCCTATGGCGCCTTCCCCTCGATCTGGGAAAAGATTGCGGCGGTCGGCAGCGTGTCCGACTTCAAGACCATCAACCTGGTCAAGCTAGGCTCGTTCTCGTCGTTGTCGCTGAAGCCGGAAGGCGGCGAATACACCCAGGGCACCATGTCCGAGGAACGCGAACAGATTACCGCGCGCACCAAGGGCAAGTTCATCCAGTGCACCCGCGAAATGCTGATCAATGACGACATAGGCGCCTTCGGCCGCATGGCCGCCATGCTAGGCCGCGCGGCGGCTCGCACCGTCAACGCCGATGTCCTTGCGGTCCTGACCGCCAATAGCGCCACGGCGGATGGCTTCAACCTGTTCTCCACTGACCACGCCAACTACACCACGTCATCCGGCACCGCGATCAGCATCGCCAGCCTGGGCCTTGGCCGCAAAATGATGCGCGTGCAGAAAGACCCGTCTGGCCTGGACTACCTCAACCTGCAACCGCGTTACGTGTTGACGCCGGTCGGCAAGGAAGACCACGCCCGCGAGGTCATCCTATCACCGCAAAGCACCGATACTACTGGATCGCTCAAGCGCAACCCCATTCAAAACTGGGGCCCGCTCGAAGTCCTGTCAGACCCGCTATTGGACGCGGCCTCGACCACGGCCTGGTATCTGATCGCCGATCCGATGGATGCCCCGTTGCTGGAAGTCCGCTTCCTGGATGGCCAGCGCGTGCCTTACATCGCCCAGGAAGAAGAATTCCTGACCGATGCGATTCGCTGGAAAGTCCGTCTCGACTACGGGGTCGGCGTCAACGAATGGCGCGCTGGCTACCTGAACACCGGCGCCTGATCACTCACCCCAGATATTTGAGGATTTACACATGAGTACCAACTACAAGCAGCCTGGGGACGTAGTCACCTGGACCAACAGCACCGGCTCAGCCGTGTCGTCTGGCGATCCCGTACAAGTCGGGCTCCGCCAAATGGGCGTAGCGCTGGTCGATATCGCCAACGCCGCCACCGGCTCGGTGGCGCTCGAAGGCGTTTTCAGCTTGCCCAAAGCGGCCGGCGCGCTGTCCGAGGGTAAGCCCGTCTTTTGGGACGGCACCCAGATCATCGGCGCGCATGTGCCGACCATCGGCACGTACTTCGTCGGTTTCTGCGCCAACGCGGCTGGCTCCTCGGCTGCCACCGTCGATGTCGCCCTCGAAGAGTTCGTCAACGAAGGCCCACGCCAACTGACCTTAGCCGCTACCGGCACGCAGACCCTGACCGCGGGGGATTTCCTCTCGGGCAATCTGACCCTGCTCGGCACCGCGACCGCCGCGCATACCGTCAACCTGCCGGCCCTTGCGGGTATTCCGCATGGCGCGAATCTGCGGCTGAAGAAAATCAGCGGCGGCGCGTATGCCATCACCCTGGACGGCGCGAGTTCCGAAACCATCGGCGGCGGGGCGACCTATGCCAGCGTGGATGCGGACAACGACCTGGCGATTTTCCAGAAAAACGCCAGCACTTGGCAGTTGATTGACACTGCACTGGCCTGATGACCTGGACCGCCGCCTTGACCGCCGCGCAAACCGCGATTGACGCCACCTATGGCGAGCCGATCACCGTCGGCTCGACCGTGGGGCGCGGCGTCATCACGCCGGAGAATGGCGCAATGCTGGGCGGTGGTATCGAGATCCGCAACGGCGCGCGCCTGGCTGTGATCGCGGCAGACTTCCCCAGTCTCGACATCAATGACAGCGTGACCCGAGGGAGTGACAGCTTCGTGCTGGTCGAGATCGAGCCGGCCGTCGATGCGGCCGGGTATCGGCATGGACTGATGGCCCGCGCATGATTGACACGATCCTCTCCGCCGTCATCACCCAACTGGGCACAGTCACCAGTCTGACCGGCGGTGTCGTGCTAGGCATGCCGGAGCGGTTGGAATCGCTCAGTGAGACGCCCGTGTGCTGGATTACCTCCGTGGAGGAATCCGGCGACGAAAACACCCGCGCTACCGGCCCCGTAGCCCAACGGCTCTGGGTGCGCATCGAGCTGACGCTGGGCGCGACCGGCGCCGATGCGCTGGCCGATGTGCTGGAGGCCAAGGCGGATGTCCGGGCGGCGCTGCTGGGTTTCGTGCCATCGACCAACTGTCTGCCGATGGAATCCCGCGGCGGCGCGCTGCTGTTTTCAGACCCCGGCTGGTCGTTGTGGCGGGAAACTTATTTGACTGATTACTACGAGATTGCATCAGCATGAATATCGAACCAACTGCCGGCATCGGCGGGGCTTATGTGATTGACCCGAAAACCGGGGACCGCGTGCCGGCCGAGCAAGACGCCAGACCGGAACAGGCCGTGATTTTTGATAGCGATGATGACGATGAGCCCCTCGACCCGCTTGCTGCATGAGACTTTGATTCGCGTCGCGAAGGGCGCTATTGCAGCCTGGGAGAACTGGCTGAAAGCGCAGAAATGAACACACCCACACGGGCACCCGTCCCGCCGACCCGCTTCGGCACGCGAGACATGGCGACCCCGGCTAAACCCGGAGTTGCACCATGTCCACCCGACTCTATAGCCGCAATGCGGTTTTGCTGGCGAAAATCGAAACGACCGAGGGCTCGGACAGCGGCCCCACGGGCACCGCAAACGCCGTCCTGGTCTCTGATCTGTCCGTCGAACCCCTGGCCGGCGGAGAACTCGACTTGTCCTATATCCGTCCTTACTTTGGCATTTCGCCCAGTATCCGGACCGAGAACTATTTGACCGCGCAATTTACCGTTGATTTTGCGGGTACGGCCACCGCCGGCACGGCACCGCCTTGGGGCCCGCTCGCGCGCGGCTGTGCGTTTGCGGAAACCCTGACCGCCAACAACATCACCGGCACCGCGCAAGCCGGCGCCTCTACAAGCATCACTCTGGCCGCGGGGGCCAGCGCGACCGACAATCTCTATGTCGGAATGACGGTGTCCTTTACGCTGCCGGGCCCGATCAGCAGCAGCGGACCCAGGACGATCATCGCGTACAACGGTACCACCAAAGTCGCGACCATCAACAAAGCCTGGGACGGTGATCCACCCACCTCGTCCGATACTTACACCATCACCAAGAATGCCATCTATACGCCGGTCTCGTCCGGGTTTGAAAGCCTGACCTTGTACTACAACCTTAACGGTGTGCGACACAAAATGTTGGGCTGCAAGGGCTCGCTGACCATCACCCAGACGGCCCGCGAGCGGCCCGCGCTCAGGTTCAGCTTCACCGGCGTCGATGGCGGTGTCGCCGATGCTTCCGAGGCCACGCCGGTCTATACGGCCTGGCAGACCCCGCAGACCATCAACACCGCGAACACCACCGCCATGATCGGCGGCAAGCAGGCGACCGGGTCGGCTACCGGCGTGCAATTGATGAGCTTCAGCCTGGATATGGCCAACACCGTGGCCTACCGGCAGTTGGTTGGCGCTGAGTCCGTCATCCTGACCGACCGGCAGCCGCGCGGTGCGGTCTCCATCGAGGCCACCACCGTAACCTTCAAAGACTGGTGGACTGAAATTAAGGCGTCCACCAAGGCCGCGCTGCTGATCGAGAACGGCACCGTGGCGGGCAATGTGACCGGCATATTTTTGCCCCAGGCGCAGCTCGCGGAGCCGAAATATGGCGACAGCGACGGCATTGCAATGCTGGAAATGTCTGTCAGGGCGCTGCCATTAGTCGGTAATGATGAAGTGCGGTTGGTCGTGAAATAACGTCATGACCTTCGTGCTCTCTGATGTTTCCAAGCGCCGCCTGGTCGGGGTACACCCCGACCTGGTGCGCATCGTGGAGCAGGCCATCAAATTGACCGCGCAGGATTTCCGCGTCATCGAGGGCTTACGGACGAAAGAGCGGCAGCGCTACCTTGTGGATAAAGGCGCGAGTAAGACGATGAACTCGCGCCATCTTACCGGTCATGCCGTGGACCTCGCGCCGATCGTCAACGGCGCTGTGTCCTGGGATTGGAAGCATTTCTATCCTATCGCTGAAGCCATGAAGCAGGCCGCCCGGATTGTAGGCGTGCCGGTGGAATGGGGCGGGGATTGGGAAAAATTCCGCGATGGCCCCCATTGGCAACTGCCAAGGGGGAAATATCCGTGAAAGACCGCATCGGCATCGCTCTGGGCGAAGCATCCACATGGCGCGGCATCATCATGGTGCTCTCCGGCTTGAATGTGCTGCGGCTGCATCCAGATGAAGAGGAAGCGTTGATTGCCGCGGGCATGGCTATTGCCGGCCTGATTGGCGTGTTCTGGCGTCGTGGGCGCTGACTGGGATGGCCAGGAACGCCGTGCACTCCCGCCCGAGCACATCATCCGCGCGGCGGTTCGGGATGAAATGGACCAGCGTCTTGGCAAAATCGACAGCCGCATGGATCACGTCGAACGCAAGATTGAGCGATGGGAAAGCAATGGCGTCCTGCTGCGCTGGATCGTCATCGCCGCCGTGGCCACCCTCTCGCAGATCACTGGATTTATCAAATGGCTACGCGAGCACGTAGTGTTATGAGGCTGGATTGCGGCGGCCTCTGCCAGCGCATCACCGCGATCGGCTACGGCCTAGCCGTTGCGCTATTGATCGGCATGGCGATGGAGGCCCTCGAGGCCCCCGCGTCAGACTGTCTGCCTGGGACGGCTCACACCATCGCACCTCTTGAGAGTGTCCACCGCGCGCCGGTCGCGGGCGATAAAACCGGCGTATTTTCCACCACTTGGGACAAGTGATTATGTTCAAACTCGCAGCCAAAACCACACCGTTTCCGTATGACGTGACCATTCCGATTGTCGATGACCGAGGGCAAACCGTTCGGCACAAGATTCGCTTTCTGTTCAAGCGGCTTTCGCGGACCCAGTTTGACGACCTGCTGAAAGTCACGGCGAACGATCGGGATACCCCGCTCAATGCTGAAGAGGGCCTTCAGGCCAATGTCGAGCAAGCGCTGGGGTTTTGTGCGGGCTGGCAGGATGTAACGGGCTCGGATGATGCGCCGCTCGAATTCACTGCCGACAATCTGCGGCTGCTGTTCGACCACTTCCCGAACTCATTCGGGGCGCTGGTCGAGACTTATGTCAAAGCCTGGAACGGCGGCGAGGGCGCGAGAAAAAACTGATCGACGCCGCGCGGCACTGGGCACGTGGCGGCCCGCGCGGAACGGCTGAGACCGAGGCCCTGGCGGACGATGCCCGGGCGATGGGGTTGGACCCCGACGACATTGAAACCCTGTTGGGCGATGCCGCCGC